TGATAGGTGGTGCTCCGTGCGGGTTGTAGCCCCGCAACAAGGTCGTCGCGGTTGCATCCGCGAAGAATGCACGGGCTTCGGCCCCTGTAAACCACATGGGCATGCTTGTCCCGAGTGGAGTATTAGGCGCCGGCTTGCGCTGGCGCGTCGCCTGCGCAACCAGGCTAAGCAAGGTGCGGCCCTAGCCGCAAAAATGCAAGTTCGCCGTGCGGCGGAGGAGCGCCGTCAGGTGTTGCGTCGGGCTTTCGAGGCCCGTCGCGACCAGATTTGGCGCGACTTTGAGCGTGTTCCTTTCCGTCTCCGCGAGGAGATGTTGTGGACGTGGCTCGCCGCCGACATGGCAATAGCCGACCTTGCGTTGGCTGATTGTCATTTCCTCTCCCACAAGGAGAGGAATAAATTACAACATGCCTTAAATGGCAACATATTTGGCATCAAGCTCGGCCAATTGCCCTTGAAATGGCTCTTTGGCCTCTCGAACAAGGTGTCGTACGACTTAGACATCGAAGAGACAGTCTTGCGCGCCACTTTTGAGCGTATCGAGGCCGAGACAGTGGCTGATCCTGCCATCAACATCCAACCAGAGTTCGCTCACCTCGATTTTCTCGACCACTCGGTCGAGATCGAAGCTGAGATCCTCCGCCTGGGGGGGAAATATTTGTGCAAGTGCAAAGACGTGATCAAGAACACGTCTTGCAACGGTTTTGTCTTCGTGGCGCGAGACAGAGCCAGGTTTCCTTTGCCATCTGTCAATCAGCGCCAATTGTTAGTCCCAGAATTGTTCGCGATTGTTGCTCCTGTGTTGTGTGACGTACACCTTGGGGCATCCGAGGCTAGCGCCACCCATATGGTTGGAGCAATTTCATCGCGACATGAAAATAATCCGCGGGTCCCTGACCGGTTAAATATGTCCGGTCGCTGGGATGACTGTGAGCATCATGATGGGTTTGACTCAACTCTCGATGAGTTGGCTCTGCTTCCTCCTGATGCCTTGGGGCCCCGTCGTGACGTTGGACGGTCGATGCATAGGCCTGGTGCCTTTTATGGAGGGCACAGGTGTTCAGCTTGTTTCCCTTCTTCTTACCATCACTGGAGTCCAGAACTTATCGAGCAAATTACCAGTACTCATAAAGTTCCGGAAACTGTTCTCTGGCGCTATGTACAGGACTGCTTGAAAGTTCGTAAGGCCTGGCTTCGCGACCGGAAACCGGCGTTGTTCACCATCACGGCTTATTCGGCAGGTGAGATTACCCTGCTCGAAGACCATCGTGTGTTTGTGCTGCACGTCCCGGCTGTGACTGATGCAGGCTTGATATTCCAGCGTGGGGAGGAAGCTGGCCGCTCTGTGTGCGTGCCTGTTCCTGTTTCTAGGTGTTTTCAAGGCAGGCCCCTTGCTACAATGCGCATCTTTGCTGCGGCTCTCATGCCGATGCGCGTTCGTCCTTTGGTCCGGAATGCAGTTGGGTTTGAGCCGATGCAGATTCCGGCTTATGACTTTCCTAATAGAATCGGGTTCTTCACGATTGGCGGAGGCTTCGGTTACTATTGTCTTTTCGCAGCCCGCTATAGTTCTGGGAATTATAGGTGGTGGACTCACATGTCTTTGGGTGCGCTTGTTTCAATGGCGCACATTTACGGAACAGATGAGTATTTTCTTTCAAAAATAGAAGCAGCACACGGTCTGCGTTCCAATTTCGTCAGAGGCCCTGTAGCGTTGGCTACGATTGATCGGCCTGCGACGATGCATGTCTTCCGCACCGATATGCCACATCGTCGCAGTTTGCTGACGCCTGTGTCCAGAGTGGCATTTGCTGCTGCTGCTGCGTCCTTGGCTGCAGTCAGCTTGGCTGGGCTGCCTCTAGTTCTGTCACGCAAAGGTACGGTGTCGACTTTGTCCGGCGCTGCGATTGTAACGTTGACGCGTGACTTCGAGCGAGGCATGTTCGGCCGGATCAGTCCGAAACGTATTGTACTTGTGGCCTCCTTTGGCTCAAGAGGTGACAGGCTGTGCCACAAGCCTGCTTTTGCGTCCCTAGTTGATCTAGGCTTTCACGTTGTATTTGTAGATCTTCTCCCGTTGGATCAGGAAGAAGAATTTATGAAGCACGCCAATGCAGGTCGTCTGCACAGGACGTTGCCGTATTTTCTGGCTGCCCGGGCTTGTTTGATAGGCTTGCCTTTCACCATCGTCACTCCTTCTAATTTATGCTTCCCAGGGCTGCAATATAGCCTTTCGTTGCCGATGTCTTCGCTTCGCCCTTCTCTTTCAGTGCTATCGAACATCTGGTACGCATTGGCGCAGCTGATCGGCAATGATGGGCCAGTTCTCCGCATTGGACACTTTGGTGGCTGGTTGTGTGCACCGCGATCGACCGACGGAGAGACTTTTGACAGGCGCCGTCCTCGTGCCGCTGATGCAGCTGGCGAGGTCTTTGTCCCAGGGTCGACGTTTGTTGATACAACGATGTTGGCCCTAGATGTCTTGCCTCCTGGGGATCATGCCGAGGCTCTTACCCATTATGTCAAGGCCCATGTGGTCGGCATTGGAGCTGCCCAGACAGCGTACATGTCCGGCTGTGAAGTGGTCATGCATGACACGGGTATTGACCGGTGTGTTACGTTGCCTGGTGCTGTCCATGAGCACTTTGGCCCCGATGGTGGCACGTCGAATGTGGCGGCCGCTCTGGTCGCCGCTTACCCCTCGTTGTTGGGACCAGTCTGGGGCGCTGCTGACATCTGGTTGAAGGTCGCTCTTTTGCCAAGAGTCCCTTACCTCTGTGTAAAGAGATACTGGTGGCAAGCTGTGATGCTGCTGGCCGTTGTTTGGTCTTCAATAGGCGCTGTCAGCTTAGCGCACGACTTGCCGACGACGGTCATCCTTGCAGTTCTTGGGTCAAAAACAGCTTCTGGCTATCTCGCTGCCATCGTGATCAAAGTCTGTATACAAGTGTTTTCTGCGTCGTGGACCACATCAGTCACTGATTTGGCGTCCGCGATTGTGTCGCTTGTAGTTTGGCTGCACACAGTGCCTGAATGGTATCTCTTAATGCAGACGGAGAGTTCGGTCTTGACGCGGGTCGTATTTGTCATCATTTTGCGACGGTTGCTTTTCCCCGTCCTGGAGACGATTATTTCTACCTTGCTTAGGTCTGACCCAGAGACGGCAAAGTTGGAGTGCCGGTTCATTTGGATGTGGATCTTCCCAGCCGTTCACACGAACTACGTCAGTCCAGACGGTTCTATGATGAGTGAAGGGAAGTATATTGCTCCACTTGGACTTGGGTCACCTTACCGATGGGTGACACGTCCATATGAGGCCCCTACCCGCTGGTCTTTAATGTTGCCGACCGGCGTTCCGTGGAGGGATGTTGTACGTCCTCTGGTGGTGTCTGGATCTTATGGCCCCACTTTCAACTGTCAAGTCCTTGTTTTGGCTGCCGCTGGACGGAATGCGGCCCGCCTTGGAGTAGGGTTGCTTGTAATGTTGCCTTTCCTTTTCTTAATGTGGGCAGCCATGGGTATAGCATTTGTACTTGTAGCTTTCCTTTCCATGGTGATACCCATTCTAGACATGATTCGCGGGCCTGAGGCTCCCACAAATATTTTCTTTTCTTATGTAGGTACTGCAGGTTTTTATCTTCAGGCTGCTGTCACCTTGATGGTGATTCCAAATATCGACCTCTTGACGAGGTTGACTTATTGCCTGGAGTTGTATTCTTCAGTCTGGGCTGATCGTGACCCGGACGCAATCACGCGGCTTTCAACTGTCAACCAAGTGTTGACCACCATTGAAGCCAGCACCCCGAAAGGAGGCGGTGATGAGTTGAGGAGGATTTGCCGATTACAACACGGCATCAACATGTCTGAGGCAGTCGCGACAGCACTCTATGCCAATTGGTCTGCTGCTCTGGTGGCTGTACCTAAGCCGCTTGATGAGATCAACGATCCGGTTGCGTTTATAGAAGCCATGCTGCAGTCCGGACACGTTGCGGCAGACGTGTATGAATGGGTTAAGTTGCGTGATTCCGTTAGCCCGTTGGCGCTTGGCGATGGGCCTGACGAGCATGAAGACTTGACGCTGGCGTGCACAGTTGGTGTCCGGGAGTTCATCTCAATGATGAAAATCAGTCGCGAGATCATTGATCTTTTGGGTCGTGACTTTGAGAACCACATGGAGAATTGGACCGACGAAGTGTGGAGCGACGCCCAGGAAGAAGCCCTTGTGCCATGGCATGAGGATGAAGTTTCGGAGTTGGGTTGCCGGGTCATAAAGTGGTACTACTTCAATGACCCAACCGTACAAATGGGAGATGTCGACGAGGCGATCTCGGAAGAGGCTATGGTCGAAGCTAGTGCGCACGTTGCTAGCCTTGTGCGTGCGGGTGCCGACCTTGACCAAGCCACGTCAGCTGTTGCTAAGGTGTTTGCAGCGTCCACGAGTGTTGAGGAGATGTCCCGTACTGGGTATGAAGCTACCTTACAGCTGTACAGCGATGTGGCACATGCGCGCCTTTCCCTAGGCGTGCAATTTGATACTGCTCTGTCGTGGTACTATGACCTCCGTGGAGAGGCACACCGTAAAGGCTGGTTTTGGTTCTTCCCGGTCGAGTTACTATACCTCTTCATGGCAAAAGGTGTCGGCGACGCGACCAAGATTATCAATGCCCTTACTTCCGTGGCTGCTGCCGCATCGGCCGAAATGGGTTACGACCAGGCTCTTGGCAGAAGGATCGCCGTAGTGGTCGCGTCCTTCATGGACGTGATAGATGTGAGACACCGGACGTCACTGAAGCCTGCTTGGGCCTTACTTCTTGATAAGATGAAGTATCGGCTCTCTAAAGGTGACTTCATGATGGCTTCCGTTGTGGCGTCTGAATTGCTACCTGCTGTGTCGTACACTGAATGGTCTAAGCAAATGAAGGAGCTGATGGAAAATTCCGACATCGATGTCTCTCAGTTGTATTGTCAAGCGCCGTCTCGGCAGGTGTTCACACCTCGTGCGACGTATGGGATTGCAGAGTACGCGGCAGACATGTCATTCTTTAGGCCGAAGATCATTGAAACTGACCGAGAGCGTCGAATGATCGAGACTGCAATTGCCCACGGCGCGAAACGAGGGGTCGACCAAGTCTGGATGTCATCTCCAGAGGCCCTCAGCGTGTCACTGTCTCGGTATACAGTTAACCGACCCACGCCTTCCGTTGTGGCCGAGGCCAAAATCATCGAGGCCGCTGACTCAATGTTCGACGACTATCCAGAGATGTATGACCAGCCGAGAGGCATGTCAATCAATGGGGCAATAGCGGCTTCTGAGTGGAAGTATTCAGCCGGCCTTCCTTTCCTCCCTGTCGTAAAGAAGAGGTCCGACTTGCGTAACACCGCATGGGTTAGTGCTATACGCGCAGGTGCCGGACGACTGTTGTCTTCTGGAAAGATGCCCAAAGTTGGGTTCCATTGTTTCCCGAAGGCGCAAGTCGTTGCTTATGACAAAGCTACCAACCCTGAGAAGTTGCGGTCTGTTACGGCCGGTGATCGGTTGCACCATACGGCTTACTTATGTCTCGCTGCCGAGCGAGACAAGAGGCTGCCGCCATTGCGGGCGTTAAAATTGCCTTCACTTCCGCGTACAGAAGGCGGGATGCAAGAAGTTTATAAGGAACTCTCAGTGTTTCCGAACTTCTTTAAGACTGATGGCACTCGCTTTGACTCGACAGTAGTGTCGTCCGTTGTGGTGGAAGGTCCAACTCGCTTATGGCAGCGAGGCGTTGAGGGTACATGGGGCGAGCTCGCGACTACGAGCTGGATGCGCGCATATTACCATGCCATCTCTGAGGGACTTCTCGTCAACTTGATGTCTGGTGAAGATATCTATAAGAATGGCGGCGGAGGTACTGGTTCTGCAGCCACGTCCAAGGACAATGAGAAGTGGGCAGAAATATGCTTTAGGGCCAGCTGGTCCATTGCCATGGATTTGCCGTGTTCTGATTTCCGGCTTCATGTCCGGATGGCACAAGCCTCTGATGATATCACATTGTCAGTGTCAGATCTGACGGCAAAGAACGTGCAGCGATGGCGCGATGTCATGCAAATTGAGTACGGTGTCGATTTCCAGTTTGAGGAGACCGACGGCGCGGATGACATGCTCCACCTTGTCTTTGTACGACCTGAAGACACAGACTGGGACGCATACATGGAACTGGATCTTGAGCCATCTGCGGTTAAAGTCAGGCATGACCCTGCTGCGCTGTTCCTAAGGCGTTCAGAGTACCGGTCTGATCGGATGGGCGCGGGTCATCTTAAGCAGTATGACGCAATTGCGACTCGTGACATCGGCCATGCGTATTTGACAGCCCACAACCGGCGGGCATATAGCGACATTGCTTTGTCCTGGGAAGAGGCTTGTTCTAGCTTCCTACTGTCATACTTCCGGTCTGTCTCCATTGTGCGTGGTACAGACGAAGCGGGGTTGACAGTGCAAACTGAAATGGACGTCGACAATTCTAGGCCCGCGCCTTGGATCCTAAACCTCGCTAACAAGTATCATCCTGACGACGTTGACGATTGGGTCGACTCACAGCAGACTTTTGCTCTTCGGTGGATGCGGGCGCACAGGCTTCCTTCCTATAGGCGTGTTTTCGGTCTGTGGACGGCTCGTCCTCAGAACTCTGCTATTTTGCAGCGATACCAGAAATTGCCCTTTTCTCGTCTACCAGTCCCGTTCATGGACACACTTAGACTTGGGACAATTACAGTCATTGAAGGCTTGCAGATGGTGCCTAAGGCCTTAGTTGGGATTACAGGTGAACCAGACGCATTGCCGCTGGCTACGAGGTACGTCGACTCGAGTCTAATCATGGAGACTTTCATTTTCTGGAAATTTCATGAGACTCACCTTCGTGACCCTTCGCTTGCCGAGTTCGTGCAATTGTGTCGTGTGGCCCCTTTTGGCTCTGTCCTGGACCCTTTCGTCTTTTTCGGGACGCTTCAGAATGCGGCTGCTGACACAATCTTGCGTAAGCCGTCGTTGTCCAATAAGGCAGCCAATGCATTGAAGGTCCTTCTCACCCTGGCGTTGTATACGTTCATGGACGTTTTGATGCGGTGGGCACAGCAAATGCGCTTCATAGGCACGTTCTTGATCATCTTCTTCTTTGTCACCAGAGAAGTCGACATCATATACAGCCTGTTGTCGATAGGCTGGTGGATTGCATACGGCGCTGCTTCGGTGGCAATATCTAATCTCGCGTCGCGGGACCCATACCTCATTTACAAGTGGTCTTCCATCACCCTAGTGGCTGCATTGACTCCTGTGCTCGGTGACGAGGCTCATCCCTTCATTTGGGAGTTTACGAAATGGTTTGCTTGGCCTGCGATGGCCGTAACCACTGCTATGGCCATGAAGTTGCATTTGACGACGCAAGCCGAACGGATCCTGCGTGGTTCACTGGACAATCCAGATGAATTGCAGACCATTCCTGAGTCGCCTTATAGGACCATAGCAGGCGGCCTTAGAGCTCAAAAGCAAGCCAGTTTTAATCTGGGGCATGCGCCACCACTAGGCTTTCTGGTCAATGGAGGTATTGGGTCGGGGAAGTCCACTGTCTTTGTCGCGGAATTCCTGGCATCTGCCAGTGTCGCAACAGTCTTTCTGCTGATGCCTAACAATTTGCTGGTGAATGAATATACCAATTCGTTCATTCCAAAGCATTTGATCGTCAAGCTTCATGCCGGCCAGGTTGACCTACGACTGCTCAATGCACGGGTTAGAGGAGTAGCAAGAAAGCGACTGGTTGTGATGACATACGGGCTTTTCTTGGCGTATCTGGCACCTTTGCCGTCCTCCCAATGGGTCGAGCCTAGTGCGAGCTGCTTGGACATTGATGAGGATGCCGATGTCGTCTTTATTGACGAGTGTGGTATACCGTCTGCAGAGTCTTTCCTGATCGCGACGCATATGAATCTTGTCAACTGGGCGTCGTCCTGGGGTGGAATGTCTGGCACACCAGGAGGGCCAGTGACCGACAGACTCCTTGGTCAACGCTTTGACGTGCCTCCTCGTCACACAGGGCATGTTGTGGAACGACAAGTATTGCCTTCTGATCTTATGGAGCGGCCTCGGATGTTGGTAGATGGCTCAGAAGTCGTGGGAAAGATTGATTGGACGTTGGCTCTGAGTGCAATCCAGCACCGTGCTGCACATATTCGCATCATGGCAGTGTGCTCGTCTCTTGTGACCGCTGAACGTATTGCCGAAGGCATTCGTGTCCGCTGGAAAGACGTTGCTTGGGTGGTGTCACGAAGTGCACCGTTTGCGCCTCAGACTGGTCATCTCGCATGTACGTCAATTGTCGACACTGGAGTGACTTTAGACCCCCCTCCTCATCTGCTGATCGAAGACGGAGTCCAGTTGGCTAAGGTGATGCGAAACGTGCCTCACCGGAACCTCTTTGGCGACGAGCTTCGAATGGAGCGCGACACCGCGTTACGTTCAGCGCCTTACTCGCTGATAGCCTATGCGAGTTCCAGGGCGACTCATGATCAACGATGTGGTCGTCTCGGTCGAAAAGGTGACGGTGTCATTATGTCGCCTCCTTATGCTGGCAAGGGCCCTGTTGAGAAATTGTTCCTTACTTTCTCTGCAGTGATGGCTCTCCCAAAAAGCTCACGGGATGAGGTGTTTGCAGTCCTCGGGTTTGAGTGCCCATGGGTTGTAGTTGACAATACTCGGACAATCTATGATCTGGTCAATTTTTCAGACAGAGACGCCGTGTGGGCGACCCCTGCGTATATGGGCCAAGAAGCATTCTTCCTAGTTTTGTATGCTCTCTGGGAGTCTATAGGCAGCCTTGAAGAGGCCACCGCCTTGTCTAGGTCTCGTCGTGCGTTTGAAGAGCACCCGGTCACTAAGAAGATCCTTGAGGCGACAGGCAAAATTTTGCCTGTTGTATTTCCCGAGGTGCCCGTCATCAGAGACCAGAGGTGGATGTTCGCCTTCCATGTCGGCCGTATTAGACCAGCGGGGATCCTGCGTGCACGTATTCCGTTCTGGAATCCGGACCAGCAAGCGTGGCAACTGTTGTGATCATCTGGCTTGTGCTTTTCTCCTCTCCGCCCCAGTTCTAGGGGCAGTCTGCATCTGTACTATAATCGGATGAATGGGAGTCGCTCTCCTGTGTATTGCTTGTAAAGACAGCCTTTTGGCTGACGCCTTTAGTTAGGTGAGCTTGCTTATAAAGACGACTAGATGTCGACGCCCTTAATTGGGTGAGCTTGTAAAATCTCTTTCGTCATTTTGTGTTTCGTAGAGTTATGGTTTGCGCGTTGTTCTTGATTTGTACATTAGCTGAAACAGACGAATGTCCCTTCTTATATATCATCGCGAAGAAGCGAACTGCCATAATTTATTTGACGACAGGGTAGAACCCTGGTCTTTCGAGAGGTATTTTAGCATTGCTAAGCCCTCCCCGCAATCATGCGGATGAGACAAAATTGAGTTTTAGACTTGAAGCTGGCTAGATGCCAACACTTTTGATGGGTGTTTACTGACAATGTTGGTCAGGTTTTTCTGAAGAGTGTTGATCACTCTCTTTCCCTTTCCGCGCTTATAAAGACGGTCTAGTATTACCGACGCCTTTAGTTAGGTGAGCACATTGCTTGTAAAGATGGCCTTCGGCCTACGCTCTTTGTTGAGTGAGCTTCTCATGGGTAGTGTTCGTATACATATTTTGATTACAGGAGGAACGATCCCCCTCTTCACCTTATTTATTGAATACTGAGACGGATATATTCAATGCCCCCCTCCTTACGGAGTCGTCTCGCCAGTCCACGTTGTTTTGTTTCCTCGATACTCACCTTTACGGTTTTCTTCGTTCCATACTTATGTTGTTTCAACTAGAGTTGGTATGGAGAAATGCTAGTCATCGGAATTCATCACCTAATGTATACTATTTCTTTGAGTCTTGTGTCGAAAGGTATTTTAGCATTGCTAAGCCCTTCTCGCAATCATGCGAATCACTTGATACTCTCTTTCTCTAGCCGTGGTAAAACTAGAGGCTGTGTTCTCGAGAGGTATTTTAGCATTGCTAAGCCCTCCCCGCAATCATGCGGATGAACCTGCTTTCCTATTGGAAAACTGTACAATCAATAACCCCAGCAAGGTTTTGAAGGACTACGTCGAGAGGTATTTTAGATTTTTCTAAGTCCTCCCCGCAATCATGCGGACCGTCGCCCCCTTTTGTTGCTCGCAAGGTAAACCACTTCCCGAATTGTGACGGATGCAACGCGCCAACCAAAAACGAAAAACAGCTTAAAAACGTGTCTTCGCGGGCTCTGAGTACTAGATACAGAGAACGGTCCCCTTTAGTCGGGGTAGCTGTGCCAAATTCATATATTCCTAGGCAGTAAGCGACACTAAAAGCGGCAGTAAAACGCCACAAACCAGATGAGTAGGTCTGGTCAACCGTGGAGAGGTATGTGGGTATTGGTTCATGACGTGAACCTCGCCGGCGCTGGGGTAATCATTCCCGTTAGGTGCGACCGGTAGCTTTGGCATTTTGTTTTCTTTAGGTCAACATCACGAGTCCTCTTCTTTCGTTCCGGGCGGGCCCCACAAGGGCCCTTCCGGTTTAATTTTTCTTTTCTTTCTTGATCATGTTAGTTCTTTTCTTTACTAGCGACCGTATGCGTTGAGTCGCGTCACAATTTAATTGGCGTTGATTGAGCCTTCACAGGCATACCGTATCGGGACTCAGATCTTTATTTCTTTGATTGTTTA